ATCGGCACCTGTGTGTTGCACTTGCTCGATCAAGTATTCGTGACCCTTTTGCGCGAATCGTCTACGCTCTTCAGTGTCGAGGTAGATATAGTTCGCCCAGACCTTGAACGTGGAACCGTCAGTGTATATACCAATTTCCGAAGACAAGTCAAAGTCAATTCTGACTTCGTGGTATTGCAAGGCAATCAATGGCAAAGCCAATCCTGGGTTTCTGTTGAAGAAGAAGATCAATGGCAAATAAACTGTACTGTTGTCACCCGTTGTCATCTTACCCCAGTTTTGTTTCTTGGCGGAGTCCAAGTACAATTCAGAGTACAATCTCCACCACTTTTGGTAGTGCTTATCGATTCTTTGACCACCGATCGACAATTCAGCCGAGGCAATCGCACGTTCCGCGACCCATTCATTGGATGGAGCACCCCCAGCCGCGGCGGTAGAAATGGTTGCGAGATCAGCCGCCTTCAATTCGACGTACATGTCGCCGACCAAATCACCGTTTCTGGCGATCGTAACGGAGACGCGGCCAGAGGCACCGACCGTACCGTTAACAGTTTGTTCGATGGTTTCCATCGCAAAGTTAGTGTGGCGTTTGTAAACCGCCTGGAAGAAAGTGACTTTTGGGTTACCAGTCAAGTAGACATCTTGGGCGCCATAGGCGACGAGTTGCATGAGACCACCGGCCATTTTGTTTGTTTTTGTACTATAACATGAGATTTTTTTTTCGACTGATTCCGCGAAAAAACCCGGAACGATTTTTCCTGAGGTATATAAATGTCTAACGATTCCGTACCAGAACTTGAAAGTGTCGACGATGAAAGTGTCGACGAAAATATTGAAATTGAATCCGAAACCGAATCAAGTATTCAAGATGATGACTTATCTATAGTCGGAGGCGAAATCCCAGAAGTAAATGATTTGGAAGATGTTATTTACGACGATTTAGACAATGATTCCGCGCTCGATGACTTTGAAGAAGATACCGATATTGATAGGTTAGGTGGTCTTTTAAGTTCAGTTCTTGTAACCGAAGAAGGTGAAACTATTTGTTCTGTTCTGGAAAATATTTCCAGGCAACTCGAAATTCACAACAAGATCATGATAAAAATTCTATCACACTTCCAAAAACAGGTATAAAAAATTAGAACCTAGTATTTATAGAAATGGGTTCGACTACAATATTCATTAGTCCGGATGCAGACCGAGAAGAAGCCTTTTACCAAGACATGGCAAATCAAATAGATGATCTCAATCCAGAACAATTAATACGAATGGTCAAATACGAAGAAAAACAACTCGGGTTAACGCTCGATAAAAATAGGGAGGATCTTTTATCATTAAGTCCCGTCGACCTCGCCTATAGAATATTCTTTTCCGATACCGAACTCGACCCCGAAACTAAACAACCCAAATACGTGGACATGAAAACGAAATCAAACATGTATAGACAAATGTTAGATAAAATGGGTAGGTACTTCAACCGCGCAAAGATTTTAAATATACTTACGAGCGATGAAGGAAACACGGACGATCTAAGTGTAAGCTTTAGGTTAAGTCGATTAACCGACCATGTTTGTGATTCTTGGCAAATTGTATTGAGTACGAATCGTGTTCACGACCGTCGGAATAACCCAACCATGGTTCCCCTGGAGGTTAACACGAACCCGTCCCTGTTTAGGTGTTCAATGCCCGATTTCGAGGAACTTAACGTATTCCAAAGAACCTTATTAGCAATTTTAGATCACCTTTACAAAAATAACATCCGACGGTACAAAGGGTATACGTGTAAACAAATAAAAACAAAAGAAGGGTATAATACGCGCGCCTGGAAACAAGACGAACCCATAAAGGATTTCGTTCACAGAATTGCAGGTAAAGAAGAATGGTTCGAGTTATGGAAAGACCTAACCTCCGCAAACGGAACTGCTATGTTTTCACAAATTATCAAACACCTTACAGATTGTAACGACATGCAATTCCCCGAAATAAAGAAAAATAGACGCGTTTGGTCGTTTAATAACGGTATTTTCATCGGTTCACAATGGTCCGATACGACCGGGTTATACCACGCGGTTTTTTACCCGTTCGACTCAAAAGAGTTCATGAACCTAGATCCACGTATCGTAAGTTGTAAATACTTCGACTCACACTTCGACGATTATAGCCATATTAAAAAATGGGAAGAAATACCGACACCCATTTTCGATAGTGTTCTAGAATACCAAGATTACGATCGAGAAATTATAAAATGGATGTGTATATTTGGAGGACGTTTATGTTTCGAAGTAAACGAAATGGATAAATGGCAGGTCATACCCTTTTTAAAAGGTATTGCACGTTCCGGTAAATCAACATTAATCACACGAGTATTTCAAAAATTTTACGAGGCCGACGACGTTAAAACCCTTTCAAATAATATTGAAAAGAAATTTGGTTTATCTAACATTCACGATGCGTTAATATTCATTGCATCGGAAATTAAGGGCGATTTACAACTCGAACAGGCCGAGTTTCAATCGATCGTTTCGGGTGAAGAAGTTTCGATCGCAGTAAAATGTGAAAAAGCTAAAAATTTTAGATGGAAGGTACCGGGTATTTTAGGGGGTAACGAAGTTCCTTCATGGAAAGATAAATCGGGAAGTATTTTACGCCGTCTCGTTACGTTTCATTTCGGTAAACAGGTTCGAGATAACGATACTGACCCAATGCTCGATACAAAACTCGAAAAAGAAATACCTATCATTCTTCAAAAATGCTTACGTGGATATCTTGATTATGCACAAAAAAACCAAGATAAGGATATATGGAGTATTTTACCAAAATACTTTTTCAAAATTCGCGAACAAATTGCTGCGGCTACAAACCCATTGGAAAAGTACTTACAAAGAGACGATCTCGTAACCGTACACCCATCTTTAAAATTCCCGCTCGATTTATTCAGGGATAAACTTAAAAAATTTTGTAACGACGCAAATATTCGAATGCCGAACTTTGACCAGGACTTTTACGGAGGTTCATTTTACGTTCGCGGTATAGAGGTGAAAAAAGAACCAAATAATTTTTGGCTAGTTACAAACCCGGAAAGGTTAGACAAACCCGTCAATTACAAGGATAAATACGTCATATACGGATTAACACCTATAGTAGAAGAAAACGAAAAAGGATGGGATGTTTCACATCAATTTTGAAATAAATATTAAAAATCTCAGAGTAGTATAAGTATGGATCCACGTCAATTTGTAAAAAATTCAAATATTCAAATCCAACGTTCGGATAATGTATCTGTACCCCAAATTATGGGAAGTACACAAACACAGTCCACTTTCAGAGAATTACGTATAGGTAAATTCAGGCCTGGTTTATATAACGTCGTAGTTAATAAAGATTTTAACCCAAAAAGTGAAAGTAATGTCGATTTACTATACATATTAAAACAAAAACCAAAAGGACATGCACAAATAACATCTGGTATATCAATTGACCTTAACGAAATAAAGGGTATATATGGAAAGTTTCAAACAGGCGCTATACATACGAATAATTTCGGGTTAAAAGGTAATTTAGACAAAAATTTCTTTTCGATACAACTTTCTGGGTACATGACCGATGGTATAGAAAGAAAAAATTTTAGTTTTAACGTATACAAAAATGGTAAAATACGTTTTTCGGGTGGATTTTTAGGAACTGTAAATTTAAAAAGACAACCAGAAGCGTTGCGTAAATATATAATAGATACGTATACAAAAAAGGAAATATTTCTATACAACGATATCAAATACAATAACATAGGGGGTCAATTCGCAATAAATGCAAACTTTAATTTAACTAAATTAGCTCAAGAAAACCCACTAAAAGCAGTTATTGAATATATGCCAGAATCTGCCCCATTTCTTTATATTACGTATAAAGAACACAATTATATTCTTTCTTCCAAATCTGGCAAATTAGGTGCAGGTATCGTACAAATACAAGGTGAAAACAATCCAGATAAACTCGAAAATGCATACAAAACAGGTGTAGAACTCGTACAAAAATTACACAGTTTAGGATACACAATGGGATTTGTTAATAAAAATGTTAATGCACCTATTAAAGTTATTAAACGTTTAAAAAAACAAGCATCTACGTGCCCAAAACCTAGACAACCGCCGTGTAAAGAAGGATTTGAAGTTCGAAAAAATCCACAAGGATATGAGTGTTGTTTCAAAAAACCAAAAAGAAAACCATCTGTTAAAAAAATAACACAGAAAACTAAAAATACAAAAATTACGTACGGTAAGGACGGTATAATGAAAATAGGAGGACGTAAATGTGAACGCCTCACAAAACCCGTTTTACTCGAAGTTGCTAAAAAATTAGGAGTTGTTGGTGTTAAAAATAAAAATAAAAAACAAGACATATGTAAAGCTCTCGATAAAATAGAAAAAGGTAACTCTAACTATAAAATAGATGATAAACTATGCAGGGAAATGAAAAAAGATCAACTCATTACACTTGCAATATCTAGGGGTATATCCGTAGACGACGCAGATACTGTAAAAACGCTGTGTCAAAAATTACAAAATAAACCAAATACACCAAATTCTCCTAACGCGCTCGCTAATGAATTAGAAAAAATACTCATTAATAAACAAAAACAAAATAATCGTAAAACTAAAAACATAAAAAGAAAAATAAACGAAAAAGGTATTAAAAACGATCTAATCAAACTCTATGGTAAGATATGGATGAATAAATATGGTAATATTATGAATATAAACAAGGATGTCCGCGAAGTTAAAAACAAATTAACAATTTTAGAAAATAAAAAAATATCAGTAACTAAGAACGGAATCATCAAAAAAGGTGAAGCAGATAAGATAAAAAAGAATATGGTAAAAAATTGGAAACTTAATAAACAACAAAATTTGAAAAAACTACTTATCGAAAAGGAAGCTAATAAACTTTATGGTAAATTTGGTAAAAACGAAGTAAACAAAATCGTTAATTATGCAATGTCGTTACCAAAAACACCCAATCTTAATAGTAAGAGGATAATAGATTTTATAAAGATAGGAAGAGAACTTCGGGGACAACCACCACTCGCATTAAATAAAAAACGAGTCGTACCACAAAAACCGGTAGTAAAAAGGAAGGTCGTAACACCAAAACCAAAGGTTGTAAAAAGAGCCCCAATTAAGAAAAAAATACCACGAGCACAAAAAAATACAGTTATTAGACGTTTAAATTTTAACTCGATCTCGAACTCGAACTCTAACTCTAACTCGAACTCTAACTCGAACTCTAACTCGAAACCAAAATCAAAATCAAACAATCAAATACTTAATGAATTATATGCAAACTTTAAAAAAGCTGAATTAAAGAGTAGGCGCAAAAAATAAATAATGGAATATAATCCACGTGATTTATTATTATCACGTATTAAAAAAGATAAAATAAATATAGATGAACACAAATGGAATAATCATATAATAGACAGTGTTATAAATGGAATATATTATACGATTATAGACTACATACACGTATCTCGAAAAAAAAATATTAATGCAATGTCAAATTTAGAAATAAATTATTACTTGACGGACGAATTTATAGAAACAGAATTTCCAGAAGCGTATTTAGACTTTAATAGAGAATTTCATGAAAATGGTCTAATATTACATATTTATGACAATTTTCAGAAAATTGATTCACCGAGTCATAGACGAATAATGTTTTATTTTATGAACATTTTATATTTTGATTTATAATTTTTTCAGGTTCAGCAATCTGTTTTAAATGTTTCGCATGATATGAAAAATCATACCCAAGAAATTGATTTTTTATTTTATCCGAAACTGAAAAAGCATCCAATTTTCTAGATACCTGAGAACATACAGATTTTACTTCAAGTTCTAATAGTTTATCTTCTTTCATAACAAAGTATTTTAAAGATTCATCCGTTACACCATTATTTTTCATTTTTTCAAACATTTTATTAGATTCACCATTCGATACGTAAAAGTATTTAGGAGAATATCCTAATATAGTTATACGTTCGTACGAATTTGTATCACTAAAAATGAATATTAATGTACAAAGTATTAATACCCAAACTAACATATAGTATTATCCAACATATTAAAAACATCCTTTAGTTTGTGACAAATATTAAATAATGTATCGATATCGTCGACCTTGGTAGGATCTTTAATTTCAAATTCAAATTGAAAAATAGTTGAATCCTCTGAATCCTTATCTTCATTTAAACCCGCACACAACGTTATATCTATGGATAAATTTTTCCTGATATACGAACGACGTTCCTTCACGATTTTTCTGTGCCATTCGTTATCATCGTCTTCATTTTCTTCAACAGGCGTTTCTCTAGAAACACTAAAACGAATATCAAAAGGTGAATTTTGCAATTGTTTAAAATCTTGATTTTCAAGTCTTTCCTTTTTTATCAAGGTTTCTTCGAGAGATGTTGTATCTACAGTCAATCTCAAATCACTATCATTTCTAGAATATACTTCATAATTTATATGTTCTATTCTTTCCCACCCTTTGTATTCATTAAACCCTTTGAACGCTTTAATATACGCCTTTTCACCAACATTGGTATCAAAAAAGGTTCCGTTAAATCGTCCCAATCTGAATTCCATTTCAATGTTCTTTTCATTTTTGTATTTATCTAAAATAGGTTTTATAGTATCGCATAACTTATGCACGTCCATATTTACTTTTACTTTTACTTTACTTTTAATAAACGCGTCTTCTTCTTAAGCCTTTTTTATCTCTTTTTTTTAGATGCATGGGTTTATAAATATAGGAAATACGTGTTATTTTAATTCTGTTATACAAAATTTACTAAATATACACGGTATATCAACACATATATTAGATAATAAATACACAGGTGAATGTAAATTTACCCAAGCTTATGAAAACCTTGTTCATATATATTTCAAAACTAAAGAAACTAAAGTTTTTACAACGGAACCTGTATTACATGAATTTGTAAAAGTATTTCCAAGGTTTAAAATCGGTGAACCACACGATGCACAAGACGCTATTTTTTGTATAATAGATATACTAGAACGTTCGTACCCGTATATAAAAGAATTAGTATACGGAGAAACTAAGCAGGTAACCATATCACCAGTTGGTAAAAATATAGTAAAAAATCCATTTTGTATACACATATTAAACATGAAAAGGGATGTTACAGATGTAAATACGATGATAAAAGAAAGTAATAAATGGAATACAATAGAAAATTATATAGACGATCGCGGTAAAAAACATCATGTTGCTACAACAAGAATTCTATTTTCAAAATACCCTAAAGTATTTTTCGTATCTTTTGATAAAAAAAGTTTTGTAAATATTGAAGAAGAAATAGTAATCGAAAAAAACGTATACATATTAAATTCTACAATAATTCATAAAGGTATTCAATACGGTGGTCATTACATGTCTACAATAAAAATGGGTGAAGATTGGTTAATACAAGACGACGATACTTTAGGTAAATTACACAATTTTCCTAAACAAGATAATCATTTCATCTTGGTATACAATCTAAAAACTCCTTCATCTGAATATCTTCCTTAATATTAACGAGTGTTCTATAAAACGTTCTTCTACTATTTGGAAACGTTTTATCATTTCTTTTTTTAATAGGTTTCCACCAAATAGGACCATTTTCCCACGTCACGTACATACATTCTACAATATCACCTTCATGTAACCACTTATAGTCCTTCATTTTATTCATAGGTATAGAAGACTCAAATATGTGTTTACCCCTATCTTGAATGTATAATCTCCACACATTATTACCTGGTACACACCCAGGTGTTTCCGCAGTAGGACCCTTCTTTACAAGAAAATCAATAGTGTTTTTATTTCTCGGTTTCCATTTAAACATTGTTTCATGTGTACCTATACGAATAGGTTCGTTTATAGGTGTAAATATAAGACCATCAATTTCCTGTTTTATATTTGGAAGATACTTATCCATGAAATTTTTAAAATTTTGGTGTAAATGAAACGTTTTTACTTTTAAAGAAATTGGATCTGTGTTCATTACCATTGCTTTTTTTACCGTTTTTTCACAATACTCTAAACGATTCAAAAAACTTTGGTTACCAACAACTTCGCCGCACGTCATTAAACAATCATAGACCATGAATGTATTTTCATATAATTCACCTTCAAGTATTGTACCCTTAAAAACTGCTAATCGAAAATTTAATGGAACTGTAAACATTTCCAGTGCTCTATTTATAAACACACAAACCCTTCGGTTTTCATATTGTAAAGTAATCATCATGTATCTGGTACCATCTGTCTTTTCACAAACAACGTATTCATTTTTTTCCAATATACCGAAATGCTCTCGTTCTATTGAAATAGGTTGACATCCCGGAAAAATACCTTTACCTTTTGTACCCCAAGATTCCTCCATAAATTTAATCGTGTATTTGTAAAGAGGATCACACTTCTTTACAAAAACGCGGTTCATTCTGTTTTATATGTTTATTTTTTTCTTTAACTACTTTTAACACCCGCAGCGTTTAAAATATTACTTATACATTCATGACTATATGTCATTATCAACTTAGCTTTCGGATACGCAAGAATTTTGACATTTGATTCTAAAAATTTTGAAAACATGGTTTCAAAACGTGGATAAATTTTATACGAACCGCTTTTTTTATCCTTAATATGTTTAGATATATTTTTACTCATTAATAAAAAACACTTTGAATTTGTTTGTTTTACAGTGTAATAATCAGGACTAATTTTTCTAGAAACTTCGGTATCAAAGTGTAAACCCATTTGATCAACAGGTTCTTTACATCCATCCTTTACTTTACTCTTAAATAAACCCCA